ATGGTAGTACTGAGCAAAAACCATCTGATGCGAAGGCGGAAGATGACCCTAACTCTGAGACTTATGCTCAGAAATGGAAAACTCTTCAAGGCATGTACAACGCAGAAGTACCACGGTTGCATCATCAGAACCGTGAAATGCAGCAGCGTTTACAGCAGATGGAGCAGTTACTTGCAAGCATCTCTACCCAACAACCCGCCCAGCAATCCGCTCAACAACCTACTCAGCAGGTTCAAAAACTTGTTACAGAGAAAGACGTTGAGGAATACGGCGAGTCAATTGATATGATGCGTAAGGTTACCCAAGAAGAACTGGGTGCTGTAGCGCAGCGTATTGCGCAGTTAGAGAATGCACTACGACAGGTGCAGTCGAATGTTGTCCCTCAGGTGCAAGCCGTGGCACATCGTCAGCAAATGTCTAGTGAACAACAGTTTTGGTCTGACTTATCAACAGCCGTTCCTAACTGGAAAGAGGTCAATGATAAGGAAGCCTTCCAAAGCTGGTTGCTTGAAGCTGATCCTTTGACGGGTATTACCCGCCAGACATATCTTGAAGATGCGCAGCGCAGCCTTGATGCTGGTCGTGTTGCTAATTTTTTCCGTGCTTGGCTTGAGATTACTGGACAAGCCGTTGTTGCTCAACCCAACCGATCTACATCTTCTTCTGAATTAGAGAAACAAGTGACGCCGGGACGGTCTAAGAGTTCTGGTGCGCCTTCTTCTAATACTTCTAAAACGTATTCTCCTGCCGACATCACCAAGTTCTTTAACGATGTTAAGCAAGGAAAGTACAAAGGAAGAGAAGCAGAGCGTGATCGAATCGAGAAGGACATTTTCGCTGCACAGCGAGAAGGTCGAATAGTTGCTAACGCTTAAATTTAGAGGAGTTTCAAAATGAGCTTTCCCGTTTCTGCTGGCCGCCCTAACTATAGCGGCAATTTCATCCCCGAGATTTGGTCGGGCAAACTGATCGAGAATTTCTACGACGCAACGGTTTTGGCTGCTATCTCCAATACCGATTACGAAGGTGAGATTCGCAACATGGGTGATACGGTTAACATCCGTACGACTCCTGAGATCACCATCAAAACGTATGTTAAGGGTCAAACGCTTAGCGTTGAGAATCCTGACAAACCCAAACTGCAGCTTGTTATCGACAAGGGCGAGTACTTTGCTTGCGTTGAGGACGATGTAGATAAGGTTCAGTCTGACATCAACCTGATGGATACTTGGTCAAAAGACGCTTCTGAGCGTATGAAGATCAAGATTGATCAGCGTGTTCTTACTGATGTTTTGCCTGACATCTCTGCTCTTAACAAAGGTGCTTCGGCTGGCCGTATCTCTGCAAACATTAATCTTGGCACTACAGCTTCTCCCGTTGCTGTTTCTAAGACCAATGTGCTTGAGTACATCGTAGATATTGGCACTGTTCTTGATGAAGCAAATGCTCCTGAAGGTGATCGCTTTATTATCATCCCCGCTAAAATGGCTGGTTTGATCAAGAAGTCTGATCTTAAGGATGCCTCTTTGACTGGTGACAGCGTGTCTGTTCTCCGTAATGGTCGCCTCGGTATGATTGACCGCTTTACGGTTTACATGTCGCACAATCTTAGTGTTGCTTCTGGCGGTAAGTTCAGTCTTATTGCTGGTCATAAGATGGGCTTCACCTTTGCTTCGCAAATGACGAATATGGAAACAATTCGTTCTGAGACAACCTTTGGTAACATCATCCGTGGCCTGCAGGTTTATGGCTACAAAGTGGTTAAGCCTGAAGCTCTTGCCCAGGGTGTCGTCACTCTTTCGTAATTAAGACGGGGGCTTTGGCCCCCTCTATCTATTTTTTAGGAGATACAAATGCCTACGTATACTGACTCATTGGGCTTTAATAAAGGCTCTGCTACTTTTGATGCTGCTGGTCTGACGAAAGTTAACCGTGTAGAAATCACTCTTGACTTCCCTGCAATTACTGCTGCTCGTGCTGCTGCTGGTGCTACTGCTCTGGCTTCTGGTGACGTTTTGGAAGTTCTTCCTCTCCCCGCTAAAGCTCTGGTTATAGCAGTTGGTGTTGATGTTACGACCGCCGGAACCGGTAGCCTGACGCTTGATGTTGGTGATGGAAGCGATCCTGATGGATTCCATGACGGTATTGCTGCTGATGCTGTAGGTTCTTTCTGCTCAGCTCTTGCTCTGGCTGAAGGTACGCCTAACACTGTTGTTGGTTACAGCAACGGTAAGTACTACTCCGCTGCCGATACCATCGACGTTAAGCTGGTTGGCTACGTACCCGGTAATTTGGTTTGCCGTGTATGGGCGTTGGTTGCAGACGCAGCCTAATTGTAGTGAAATAGAACGAGGGCTTCGGCCCTCGTTTTTAAAAGGAGTTTTTTGTGGCAACTAACCTAACTGGCTCAACAATCGCTAGTACCTATGATCAGCTATTACACATGGACGGTGGCCCCGAGGCTACTGAAAAGATTGTATATAGCGGTACAGGTACAGCTACAGCCCTCAAGCTAGGAACACAGTCTGCTTCTGTAGACAACCTAAAGTTAGATGGCAACACATTGTCGTCTACTAATACTAACGGCGATATTAACATCACGCCCAACGGTACAGGCACAGTTGTCGTCTCAAAAGCTAATATTCAGTCTGGGACAATCGTATCTGACAACGCTACTATTACTGGCGGTGCGATCTCTAATGTTACATTTGCCGGATCGTTTGGCGGAATTACTTCGATTGACTCAGCAACATTTACCACAAGCAATGCTGCAACCGGTCTTACTATTACTGAAAACGAAATAGCTGCTGATGGTACAGATACAAATATTGATGTTGAACTAAAACCTAAAGGTACTGGTGCGGTTACGGCTTCGGCAAAACTTGGTTACGCAACAGGTACAGGTGGTACTGTTACACAGGCTACTGATAAGTCTACAAGTGTAACTCTTAACAAGTTGTCTGGTCAGATAACGATGAATGGCGCCCAACTTAATCGCAATACGGGTGTTTCGTTTACATTGACTAATAGTTTTATTGCCGCTACTGATGTGGTCGTATTAAATATCGCTTCTGGTGCAACGGCTAATGCTTACCTTCTTACGGTAGATGCCATTGCAGCCGGTTCTTGTAGGGTACATTTACACAATATCTTGTCAGGCGCAGATCTATCAGAAGCAGTTGTCCTTAATTTTGTAGTGATTAAAGGAGTATCTGCATAATGGCTACCCCAGCATGGCAAAAGAAAGAAGGCAAAGACCCAAAAGGTGGTCTGAACGCAAAAGGCCGAGCAAGCTACAACAAGGCAAACCCAGGGAAACCCGGGTTAAAACCTCCCGCACCCAATCCAAAAACGAAGGAAGACGAGGGGCGGAGGAAAAGCTTTTGCGCAAGGATGCAGGGCATGAAGAAGAAACTTACTTCATCCAAAACAGCCAATGATCCAAACTCCCGTATTAATAAGTCTTTGAAGGCGTGGAACTGCTGATATGGCTTCTCCCAAACCCAACAATCCAGCGCTTTGGTCTAAGGTTAAGTCCGAGGCTAAGAATAAGTTTGATGTATATCCATCAGCTTATGCTAATGCTTGGGCTTCTAAGACCTACAAATCCCGTGGCGGTACGTGGTCTGGCCCAGATAACAGGGTGAAGAAGCGTGGCTAAGGGTGGCCTTGGTAAGTGGTTTGGGGAAAAATGGGTCGATGTTAAGACTGGCAAACCCTGTGGTCGCTCTGGTTCTGAGAAATCTAAGCGAGGTTATCCAGCTTGTAGGCCGCAAGCAGCAGCAAGTAAGATGACAGCTTCTGAAAAGAAAACTATGGCTAGTAAGAAAACCAGTTCTGCTAGGCAATCTTGGCCTGTAAGCCCCTCTGGAAAAAGGAAAAAAGCATGATTGACTTTGTACAGAAACAGATTGAGGCTTCAGAGCGATTGTTTAATATGATGATGGACGACCACAAAGAGCGTATGACTGGCATGAAAGTATGGGTAGAAATGAACGAAAGCTACCAAAAGAAACTTATAGAAAGAGACGCAGAAATTGCGGAGCTTAAGAAAAGAATTGCCGCATATGAACTTAGGGCTTAGCTTTTATCTTATCAATGGGGCTTCAGTTGGCATTGAATATGTGCGTGGGGATGATGACCATCTACCATCAATTGTTGTAGATTTATTGATTCTCAGATTTATATTTTCTAAGGAGGACACATGAGGTATCTAAGAAATATAGTAGACGGAACTATCTATGAGTGGAATGAGATCCTTGCGGAGAATCCAAAGTGTGAGGAAGTCACAGAGGAAGAGGCATATCCAGAACGGTTTGTTAAACCGGAGATGGTTGAGAATGTTGAGAAGGTTCGCAAGCGAACCAAAAAAGCTTTGGATTTAACCACTGAAGAAGTGCCTGAGCCGCCTGCTTATACTGATCCAGAACTTGCTGCTGAAGCATCTAGAGGATTACCCTAATGACACCTGCTGAAGTAATTGTTGAAGTACGAAGACTTCTATCTGATACGCTGGCTCCTCAGCGTTACAGCGATACTGTGCTGCTTGGGTTTGTAAACCAAACTCTTAAGCGCATGGCTATTCTTCGTCCAGACCTTTTTGCTGTCATAGGAAACATCAGTACTACAGCAAATACCGTACTTCAGTCCATGCCAAGTGATTCAATTCGTTTGATGGAAATCTTTCAGGTGCTAAACGGTAATGCTGTTACAGAAGTTAGTCGGGACACTTTTGATCAAACCTATCCTAACTGGGTAAGCGAAACACCGGGTACTCCTGTTAACTTTATGCGACATGTGCGTAACCCCAACAAGTTTTTTGTCTACCCAAGGCCCATTTCAGGAGTAACTTTAGTCGGAGAATATGCACAATCTCCTTCGGACTACGTTGTTGACGATACGATCTTGCTACTCCCTGACGCATATTTCCCGACAATCGTAGATGGTACGGTGTTTTTAGCTGAATCAATTGATAATGAAAGCATACTTGATGGTCGAGCTAAGTTATTCCAAGATTCGTTTACTCAAAGTCTAGGTGTTGCATTGCAGTCTCGCACAGTTACAGACTCTGAAGAAGGTGGGCTTGACCCTAGACAGGTGATCTAATATGGCTACACGAGAGTTCAAAGATCTAATAACTAGGGTTAACCCTAGTACGCCGGGATGCCCACAAGAAACGATGTTTCAATACATTCGTGATGCAGCTATTCGTGCTTGTGAGAAAACTCTTGCATGGCGGTATACCCAGCCTAAATTTAACCTAACCGCTGGTGTTCCTCAGTACAACTACAACAAGCCGTTTGATACTGAAGTACATGCTGTATTCGCTGTGTTTTTAAATGATGAGCCTCTTGACCGACTTACTTTAGACGAGGCAACAGACCGTTATCCGGCTTGGGTGGATACATATACAACCGCTGCAGATATTGCTGAGTATGGTAGTGAGCCACAAGCAATTACTCAACTTAGCCCTCATCAGTTTGTTGTGCTCCCGTTGCCTGATGCTGAAAAAACCTACACGATGCGCATGATCTATGCACTAAAACCTAGTCGCACCGCAACAGAGATGGATGAAGTTATATTTAATGACTTAGAAGAAGTGATCCTTCATGGTGCGCTACAACATCTTTTAGTGCTACCTAACACCAACTGGTCAGACAGGGAGTTAGCGTCTTATCATGCAAAACAATTTATTGCGCAGGTTACAGAGCGAAGGGCTAGGGCTAATCTTGGTAATTCTCGTGGATCTCTGTCAGTTCAAATCCCAAGATTTGCATAGGAATAATTATGGCTACTATAAAACTAGTTCGTAACGATACGGCCCCACAGTTAAGGTTGACCTTAACTAACTCACAAACCGGTGCGGCTATTAATCTAACAAGTGCTACTGTAACTTTACATCTTCGTGCGGTTAACACAACTACGCTCTTACTAAGTCGAAACGCTACTATTCTATCTCCAGCAACAGATGGTATTGCTGTAATTGCATGGCAACCTACTGATCTTGACTTAGAGCCAGGTGATTATGAAGGTGAGATAGAAGTTACTTTGGCTGATGGTTCGGTTGAGACTTTGTTTAACCCACTACAGTTTACCGTTCGTGAGGAGTTTGATTGAAGTTTACGATTTCCTATAGCGTTATAAAGCTGGCGTTAGCTGTACAAGCTAAGAAGCTGGCTGTTGCTGTTGGGAATTTTATCAAGTTAAAGTTCATAACCGATACTGTAACTGTTGAGGACGAGTTATTAATTATCCGTAAGAAATTTTTTACAGATCTTTTAGCTGCGTCCGATGATGCAATTGTTGTACCAAATAAGCGGATAAACAATACAGTAGGTATTCAGGACACAGAAACATATTTTGCTCAAGACTATGTGTCTGAGGATTACGTAATTAGTGGTGGCTTTGTAGTTGACTTTAGTAAAGTCCTTGCCGATTCAGTCGGTGTGCAATCTAGCCCTCTTATCGAAACTA